TCTGCCCAAAATGCCGCTGACATTTTACCTTTGGCAATATTTTTAGCGTGTCTAGCCTTAAAACTTTTGCGTTTTGACTTATCTGCGTCTGATTCTCCTTTTCTAGGTGGTTTTGTCTTTGCTCCCTGCATACCAAACCTAATAAGTTTGATTTTATCTCCTTCTTTTGCAAGAACAACATGAGACTTAGTTGAGTGTGATGGGGTTCTCTTTGGTTTGTTAAAACCAGATAGTCCAAACCTTTTGAGTCTAGGGTCACTCATTTTCCTGTTCTCCTCATAGCCATTCGGTGCGATTCAGTAAATGAAACCCCTTCTCTCATCTTGCGTTTCATATATTCCATGTGAGCCTTTGTATGACCATGAGCCTTTTGGTGCTTTGCAAGCGTGTTCTTTTGTCTGGTAGTTAGCTTCATTACTTTTTCTTTTTCCTCATAAGATCAGCGTCTGCTTTTCTAGCACCACCCTTCCCTGTGATAAAACTGTTAACTCTTCCCATAGCCCATGCACCCATAGGAACATTTCTTGAACCACTAGACAAATATGCACCTTGCCCTCTTCTATAAACGGCAGCTAACTGTCCATAGGTGAAGCGTGATTTCTCTGCTTTAGCCCTTAGACTTTTTTCTACGGCTGCGGACAGTGGTTTTCTTTTTGGAGCCATCTTGTTTAGTTCGTGATTTGGAAATAGCTTTTATATCAATAAACTCTCCTCTTTTGTATGCCTCTGCTGTACGTTTTATTTCTGCCGCTTTTGCACTTTTATTTTTAGCACCACTAAGGTATTTTTTAGCGACACCAGTTTTTTTGTCTTTTGCAACTTTCTTAAAACGTCTGCGAACCATTAGTCTTTCTCTGGTTTGGGTTTTGACTTCTTAGGCTTTGTCTTTGTGCCTTTTATGTCATTAAGTTTTTGAAAAAATCCTTTTGCCATTATTTTTTACCTCCTTTTTTCTTTTTCTTTTTACCTTTTGGCTTCATTGACCCATAGTGTGATGGCATAACAATAAAAGTTGCTGATTTTATCTTACTTCTTTTTTCGTTTTTTAGCAGTTGATAAAGCTATCGCCTGTGCTTGCTTTAATGTCTTGCCCTCTTTCATCAACAAACGAATGTTGCTAGAGATAGTTTTGCTGGCCTTACCTTTCTTAAGTGGCATTATGATTGACCTCCTTTCTCTATATTAGTTATTTCTTTTTCTTCTTTCTCTAAAATTTCAACACCTTCAATAACATTTATATTCTCTGAACCATACCTGTGTGTTAAAGCTGTAGCTACATCCAAAGCCGTTGTCTGATTGCCACTTATATAATTATGTCCAGCAGCCCCATAACTATAATTCAATGAAAACTCAGCATCTTCAATAAGGTCTTGATTGCCTGTCCAGATAACAGAATCAGGTGAACTTACCATGTTGGCAAAGGCTGTTTCTTCTCCGAACTTAACTTCAATTTTTATAGCCATCAATAAGTATTCCTTGTCATAGAAAGGATCATATAGAAATGATCTGGGTCGACTGTATAAAGTCTAAACATCAACTCTGGATCTGCAAAGTGTTCAACACCCATACTGGTAATTTCAGTTGCAGTATCTCTGTAATTTTGTGAGAATCCTTTTCTATAAGGTCTTCCAGCATAAGGTGAAATAAATTCATCAGGCAAAACACTCTCAGAAAGTTCCCATGCTCTTTTAACTTCTCTGGATGATTTTGTTGCAACATTACTTGTGACTCTTGATGTTCTAAAACCCACAGCCATATCAAGGTTTTCTTGTCTTACTTTTTCAAGAGAGTGTCCTATTTCATGGAATACTGTTTGTTTAGAACTTAAAGACTTATATGCCATCTTTGGATCTTCAAAAGGAACTAATATTTCACCAAGAGAATCATTGTTTGCTCGACTTGTTCCAAGCTTGACCTTTGATATTTTGCCGTCTGAGACTGAATAATTTGGATTGACAGTGACTCCTCCACCATTAAACATTTTTGTAAACTCCTCCACTTCCTCTCGAACTTTTGCTTGTAGTGCTTTTGTTTTGTTTCTAAATGGAAGTTTATCTAGTGTCTCTTTTATCTCTGCATTAGTGACGTTTGTTTCAAGCAATTCTTTTCTAAGAATCGCCATTTCTTTTGACCCATCAACCTCTAATTTTCTAAATATTTGTCTTTTTTCTAGCCATGTTGATCGCCTTAAAGCTCTTTCTTTGTAGTAAACATCTATAGCTTCACTTCTAGTCAAACCAGCCTTTCTTAGTCTTGTCGGTGTTCCATAAGTTTTTTGCCAGCTATATGTAAAGTAATTTTCTGAAGCTGTTTCATATTCAGCAATAGCTTTTTTAAATTGTGTTGCTAATTTATCTGCTTGTTCAAATCTCCCTTTAGTCATAGATTTACCCCTTTTTATAGCTTCCTTGTAATCTGTAGTGACTCCCCATGATCCCTCTATTGGCTTTGTATTTGCCATAGACTTAACTGCTGTAGTAGTTCCAACAACCGCTTTAGGTTTAGGCTTGGCTTTGATAGCAACAGGTTTGCCATATAACTGTTTTAATCTTGCAAGTGAAACCTCAGAACCATCATTTCTAATCATTTTTCTCAAGGCTCCCTGTCCTGTCTTCTCAGATTTTGCTAATTTTTTAAATATTCTTACTTTTCCTTCATTGCCTAAAGTTTTAATCTGTAGCTTTCTATCTTGTTGCAACAGCCAGTCTCCATAGGCTTGCCCCTGCGGAACTCTGCCTGTAGCTGATGGTCTGGTGTCAAACTTAGTTGCTGGCGGCTTTTCAAGGTTAGGATATTTCTTTTGTAAACCATCAAAGTCCACGACAGGGACAGTAGTAGATCGACAATTAAAGTGTTGCGGTGGTGTTGGCCCATTGTTATAGTCAAACCTCTGTCCATCAAGTCGCTGGCAGATAGGACTTGTTCTTGAATCCAGCGTTGCAACGTATTCATATCTAGGAGAAACCTTTTTGTTTGCTGCATATACAGCCTGTGATGCTTGGTTTGTTACCTGATTTACAGATGTTCTAACGATAGTAGATATTTGATTATTAGCTACTTTGGTAAGTTCTCCTCCAGCCTGTGCAAGTTGTTTTACAGATAAAGGGCCAAAGTCTGCAAACTCAAGTCTCCCAACTAATCTCCTAGTAATCTGGTCTAGTGACTCACCAGCAAACACTCCTGACCTGACTGCCAAATCTAGCTTCTCGACAGAGGATTCAGCTATTCCCCTAAATGCTTTGCTGACTGTTGTGCCATTAGGAAGCCTAATTGCTGCCCCTTGAGTAGCTGTAAGACTAAACTTTCCAGAACCAAACTCTCTGAAATTATCTTCAGTAAATGCTTTACTGGTAAAAATATTAATCTTTGATGGGTCAGTCATAATCACCGACTCTGCATACTTAGGACTTATCGCAACACTATTGATCGGAACATTACCTGATGCCGTTACTTTTTTTAGTTCGTTTTCAATAAAATCTTTTTGTAAGACAGTAACTCCTTGAAGTTCTTTTTTAAAATCAATAGCTGACTTAGTAGACCATGTGGCCAAGCTATCACTTGACTGCTTGATGATTGCCCTAAGTCTTTTCCTAGTTTGTGGTGCAATTATTACCCCTGCCGCTGCTTTCTGCTGTCTCAAATCAATAGCTTTTAGCTTTTTTGCTGCATTTACAATGATTTCGTTATAAGTTACTGCGTATTTCTTGGCAACGGAGTTGCTATACCTATTCAGATCAATAGTTTCCCTAAAAAATACCTCTGGTGTGGACATTTATCATTCTTCCTGATCGGATGCTGGTTCTTCTGCTGGCTCTGCTACTGGGGCTGGTGTTTCTGGCTCCTCAGTTTCAATCAATCCTCCATTCTGTGTGTTTTCGATCTCCTCTTCTACGTCAAAGTCATCACCCAATATTTCTCCTGAAGATAATTGTGTAAGTAATGTTTCCTGTGTAATAGTACCTGTTGTATAAAGCTGCAATAATGCTTGGATCTCCTGTGGTGATAATCTCGCAGAAACAAAATCTCTATTAACAAAAGAACTGCCAGCATTAGGTTCATTGAGATATTCACTATGAAACTTCAAGCAATTATCAATCAAGTCTTGCATTTGTTGAGCCACGACCATCATTGTGCTGTCATTCTGAGATCGGTCTATTTGCTTGGCCTCCGCTGATTCTCCAACTAATTTTTGACCCAACACTGCCGCTAGTGACAATGTATTAATTTGATCTTTTATATCATCAAGCCTTTTGAATTGGCTGTCATAACTATCACCTGATGGGCTTATATATTCCATGCGTGACTCTGGTGGTAATGATATTGCTTCACTAGGGCCAGTTGTTATCTCATCTGCATTTGGATAACCAAAGACAGCAAGTAAAGGAACAGAACTGATATGCAAGATATTGTCCAAGTCTGACTGAATCTGATAATGCTTGAGGTTTAGTTCTGCAATGTCATACAAAGGACTTCTAGATTCATACATCCCAACTCTATTGGAATAGGCAACAGCAAATGGAATCTTATCTTTTAAGCTCATCTCACCTTCTTCAAACAATTTATATTCTCCCTTTTTCTCATCTTTTCTATGAATTTCGTATCTACCACGTTCCAAAACTCTAACCTGTGTGACTGTCTTCTCACCATAAGGGCCATCTGGTTCAACAACCCTTTCCAATAACCTGATTTGTGTGAGTTGTCTTACCCCTTCTATGACTTCACTTCTAAATCCCAGTATGTCACTTGGTTTATAAGTCACCCAATATGGTCTGGTCTTTTCTCCTTCCTTCGGTGCATCTACTAAAACACCACAATGGCCAAAAGAAATAACTGTTCTGGCTGTTTGATATAGCCAAATATTTAAGTCATTACCTTCTAAATCAACATCAAATAACTGCTCCCTGACCAGATCACTGCAATCATCTAATCGAACTGGCTTTCTAACCAACATCCCAGACAACATCTTCTCGATTCTCTGAAGGTATGGAACCACTGTTGACCTTGACAATCTGCGATCATAGCTATCGTCCACCTCCCTCTCAAGTTGTGGTAAGTATTTTCTATGTTCTGACCTGATCTTATATGTTCCTTCTTTTAAATCTGCTATTAAATCCCAGAAAACAGCCATCCTTTGATAGGCAGAATTAGGACTGACAACTGTAGTAGGAGCCTGAGTAATCTGCTGGTTGTAAATATTTAGTGAGCTATACACAGTTTTGCCTCAATACTATCATGTTCTTAATATATTCTAATCCCTGTAGGTTTGCCCGCACGAGCAAATAAAGGGTTAAACTCTCGCCATATTAGATACCCAACAGCATCAGCCATGTGGTCATAGCCAGACTCTTTATCAGGTTCACCCTTAGTGTTATAGCTCTGGAGTTCCATTGATTCAATTAGCTTTCTGCAACTGGCATGGATTTGAAAACGGCTTTCCCCTTTGCCGTTACATAATAAAGCCTGTACGGAAGAAACCCTATCTCTGACTGGCGGGTTGGAACGAGGGCTTTGATTGCTAAACCCATAGCTTTCAAGGATTTGAATGTCTGTTTGACTCGCATTAGTGCTTCTGTTGCCTCCACTTGCATCTGGGTAAACGTATATCTTATTCATAGGGTATCTGGACTTGATGGTTTGTGCTAGGGAATCAGTATCGTGGGAGCCGCTAATCTCATCAAATATTAACAATTTTTGATCTTGGACAATACCAATAACGCAGTTCATATTCCCAATATTAAAATCCAATCCGCAACGCAATGGCTCTAAGCCTATATCAGGTTTTACATTAGTAACATTATTTTCTCTGGTAAAGCGATCATAAACTTGGCCAGTGGTGAGGTTAATAAATTCACCATTTAAATAAGCTTGCAACATTGATGGATCGTAGTTGGCTTGCATCCTTTCAATGAAGTCACTAGGCAAATGTGGATTGTCCTGAGTCCTCATCTTTATTAGTTCCCGATCAGTCCTTTCCTTAGCTTCATCAGTACCAAAGGTGTTATATAACCAGCGAAATCCCTCTGGTGTACTGGCTGCACAAAACTGTCTGACATTACCAGCCCTTAGTCGTCCAAGTATGCTGTCACCTTCTTTGAAGTGCATTGTATATTCTGGAAGCGGACTAGCCCTAAAGGTATATGGGATCTCATACTGCTCAAGGAATAGCTCAAAGTCTGTTTGCCAAATGTCACGAATAAGCGGGGCCGTAGGTTCCATAACAGCACCAATAAAGCCAATATTCTGAGCCGCAAGCTTTACAGCCATACTGCACAATGCTCTTGTCTTACCAGCACCATATCCAGCAGAAAGGCCAACAATCTCATTCTGGTTGTCAAAGAACTGTTGCTGCGGTGGATGTAAGTCAGCCCTGATCCGATTTAATAACTCATCAGTATCAATGTCAGTGTAGTGACTGCCTACATGATCTAATACAGATCCTTCTCTATTCAGTATGCTCAAGTCATCACCTGACCGACCTTAGCCATTGAGTTTATACAGCCCAATGCAACTGTTAACTGCCCTGATTTCCTAGCCTCTTTT